TTAGTTCCAGATAAGGTGCCAAGCCAGCCGGTATCAGCACAGACTGGCTGAAGCCACTTCGCGAGATTGAGATATGCGCCGTTGAACAGCGTGTAGAAACCACCGCCGAAGTTGACAACGGTGCTGGAGTTGAGCAGCGCCGACGAACCAAGAAAGAATGACCTTCCAAGCATCTCGTCACCGCCAATTGGCGGCCGTGACGGACGCCGCCGTGGCGCTCGCGTTCACAGAGAAAGAAGCATTTGTGGAGGCTATCAGCCAGTCTGCGCACGTGCCATCTACCAACGAATTGGAACCCGCAGCATTTAAGACGGTGTGAGTGTTGGATGGTGCGGCCGTGGACCCACTGTAGATGGCAGGTACGCCATCTGACGATGTAAAGGAAAACAGGAAGTCACCCGCGTTCACGCTAATCAGGTTGTTGGCGCCGGAGGCTCCATGCGTGGTGCCAACCGGCGTATTGGAGCTGAGCCCAGTCGCTGTGTATACCATCATAGTCTGAGCGAAGAACGTGCCGCCGGTGACAGCGATCGTGGCCGCACCGCTTCCGCTCGCAACCGTGCCATACCAGATCATGGCTTGATCGGCGGTAGTATCGATGACCGCTTGCGTCAGCGCGACGCCATTGACAGAAACCGCGGATACCGTGCCGCCTTGGCACGCTAGCATCACAATAACGAGACGGCCCGCAGATGCAGCGCCGATGTTAATCGATGATGATGTCCACGCGCTACCAAGCGGAACGGTCGAATCGGCGCCGGCATAAGTGTATGATTTTGACGGTGCAGCAGCCGCCACCCTATTCGGCTTAATCAGCGCCCGCCGCACTCCGATCAATGCCATCTGGCTTACCCCTGCAACACGCCGAGTTCGACAATGACATCAGAAGTCGATGCAGGAGTTGGCGTTCCCTTCACGGTGACGACGGCATAAAGTGACGTGCTTGCACCATCGATCACCGCGCCGATGCCATCGAGATTGTAGCACGTCATGGTACCCAGCGTGCTCATCGGCGTCGGCAGAGAATAGATGCCGACCAGCTTGGCGGCGTCGGCCGTGTTGAAGGTCGGAGCGGTTTTGTCGGTGTACGTGCCGCTCGGAGACGCAGTGAAGACCGCGACGTCGATTTCACCGGTAACGGCTGCTCCCTTGAATTTTACATTGATGCTCTCAAGAACGGCCGACCATTTCGTTGGCGATGCGGCCGGAGCTGCGAGCAGCGCATTAGGAAACGTGATGATACCTCCGAGCACGTTGCCAGCAGTATAAGCGCTTGCAGTCACGGTTGGCGTCACCGCAATGCGAAAACTGGTCGGAGCCTGCGTTACCGGCGCGGAATTTCCCGCTAGTGCGGGACCGTTTGCGTTCACGCTATTTGGTGAGATCGCTACCACCATCGCGGGATCGGTCGCGAGTGGTGCGGTAGAGGCGGGCTTGATGGTCGCAACCTGACCGCTGTTCGGGTCATAGAGCAGCGAAACTGGCACCCATGGCCCGGCGCCAGTACCACTGACGTCGAACATGCGGACTTTGCCGGTTAACAACACTCCGTTGCCATCTTTTACGTCGGCGAGACCAAGAGCTCCGGCCATGTCAGATTGCTCCTACGATGAGATATTGTGAGTTGCGCGCGTCGCTGAAATTCAGCGACGGGGTGAAAGAGCCGGTCGCAGTAATCAGGAACGGCATGTCGAATGTCGAACCCGCGCCATTGTCGGCGTGAACCGTGACGTTGAACGAGCCAGCGCTCGACGAGGTGGCGCCAACCTGAAGATTGACGCCATTTGTGCCGGCGACCTGGACAGCGTTGGTGTGGCTATCGGTCAGCGTGAATGTGTAGGTGCCAGTCCCGCCTACGACCGATAGCGTACCGATCGCCGTGCCCTGTGCGGCGCCAGCGGTAAAGGTTGAGGCGGACAGGCGGATGCCCTTACTCGCTGTCCCAAGGAGAGCGCCGAGGCCCAATTTTAGTCCGAGATTTGGCATGACCTATCCTCCGTACCCGAGACTTGGCACGCTTCAATTCTTCGTTTCGATGTGCACAGGACGCCCCCAGCTTTTTGGGGCGTTTCGTCAGCGACGAAGGGCAATCTCACCCGCGCAGGCGATGTAACCGGCACCATCTACGAAGTCGTCGGGATTAAGAGAGCCGGTCTGTGTTCTGCCAATTTTAAGCAGCGCCATGAATATCCCCACGTCGACGGCAGTGAGCTCGCTACCAGGCTCGAGCCTGTCAGATAGATAGGCGTTCCAAAGCGCCGCAATGCGCGCGAAGTTATCCTTCATGTCGCCGTGGGCTTGAGCCCGATCGCCGCTGATGAGTTCGGCCGCCCTAGTTGCGATCTCCGCAGCCTTCATTTTCGATAGCCTTTTCAGTAAAACAGCTTTGGATCGAACCCGTGAAATTTGCAGACGCTCGCCGCCCTCCTTCGGAAGTATCCGCTATGCTCGGCCTTGGTCTTGTAGAGGATACCGATCATGTCTTCGTGTAGATGGATCATTTCGTGGGCAACGACCTCGATAAGGCTATGCGTGTGACCTATCGCAGCGCTTGAAACGGCAATCTCACGCCGGTCGCAGCGATCCCTACGATAGTGACCACGACGCCGAGGATCGCGCGTCACACGGAAGACAATCTCGCTTGAGTGTGGAAGCTTCCAGCGACGAAATGGCGGAGTGGTTCGAAGAAAGTCATATGCGGCCGCTATCATGGCAGGCGTGAGCGGAAGCGTCATGCTCTAGCCTCATGATCCGCCGGCGCGACAAGGCGCCCGCGTGACGGCGGAAAGTTCTGGCGATTACGGCCGCGCTCGCCGCCCTCACGATGCAGGGTGATCGACTGCATGGCGCTTCCGGATCGGTAGCCGTGGCTGTGAGCAAATGAATCGCGCGGAACGGGCTGAGAGAACGACTCACAGATCAGCGAGCCGATCTGCTTCTTTGTTTCGTGATGGATGTGGCCGAATATGCACCAGCGATAAAGTGAGGCGTTCCAGTATTCCGGGTTGTCCTCCGCCATCATCACGTACATGCGGTCCGGCTTCATGGTATGGCCGTGCGTGGCGCCAACGTAGTTCACGCCGAACAAGTGGAAGAAGTGATCGTTGTTTGCGTCGGCAGGATCGATTTCCACGCGCGGTTCATTGCAGTAGAACAGGCCCAACGAGATGTTGAGCCACTTAGCAGATTCTGGGTCGTGGTTGCCCTTGAGGTTCTTCACGATGACGCGCTTGTGCCGTTGCAGCGCGAAATCTATCGTAGTGCGCAGCATGTTGACGCCGGCCCACTTCACCTTTTGGTCGCGTCCGTCGACGTCGAGCTGATGCCCAGACGCCGGCGTCGCGTTGCGCTGATCGTCGGCGTGGAAGAAATCGCCAGTATTTACGATGACCGCCGTTTCCGCCGGCGGAGACCAGCCGACGAGCCGTTGAAGTGTGCCCTGCACGCGATCGACGCCGATTTTCAAATCATTGGATTCGCCGGTTTCTTTGCCATAGGAGAGCGCGCCTAGATGAGGATCAACGATCGGGTAATAATTGCAGAGATCGGCATACGTCTCTTTCGGCGGCGGGACGAGCTTGGCATAGCCTTTGTACTGGCCAAATTCCTCGTGGATTGCCGCAGCAAGCGCCGCCGTGTCGACCGTGTCCTCAGTCGTCTTGATCCACTTGATCATCTCCTCGCCGTCGGGATTGACGAGAGCGGAGACGCCCTTGATGCGGTGACCGGTCGGGACTTCGAACGGCGCGCCGTGTTCGGGCTTTTGCTGGATGAACTTCCCGCCGTTGGGAGTGTCGGTTACCTGAGATATGCGGAAACCTGGCATTGCCGGCGTATGGTCAAGCATAAGACCGCGCGCGGCGGCGGTGCGCAAACGCTGCTGGAGGCCACCCCGAGAAAGGCCTAGATGCGGAGCAGCGGCGACTTGCGATCCGTAAATCTTAACAGCCTCGACGGCCTCTCTTAGCTGCTCGTCGGTGCATGGCGGCGACCAGACCATTCAGACCCCGCCCGGCTGAACGTAGCAAAAGACATAGCCAGCACGGCTCAAGAATACCACGCCGTGACCGGTTGGATTCGATCGATCCCATTTCAGTTTGTGGGGCGGAATTTCGATCTCAGTGCCGAGATCGACGTGCGGGCGCCCCAATGGGAGGTCATCTCTGTCATCGGTGATCTTGCAGTACGCCTTGCCGGCGCGTGCATAGTAGTCGTCGCACCAGTATGCATCTGCGATGCCACAGCATGATGCCGTCGGAACATCCGGCTGCATGAGCGACGAGTACCACTCATCCAATTCCGGATGACTGTGATCGTGCGCGCTGGCCCTCAGATTGCTGAGAAATAGCGCGGCGAGAACTCCGAACAAAAGGCCGAGCGTTGCTACTTTCATAGCAATCCTACCGCGATCATAGTTGCGGCCCCGATTGCCACGGCGCCCATGCACGAAACACCGAACCATCCGAGCGCGACCGCCGACTTGCGAGCGCCCCATTCCTGGACGCCCCAGGCCGCGACCGCGATCAGCGCGACGATGCCGGCGGACAGAAACATCCGCTTGAGTTCGCCGTGGATGGCGGAAGCATCATGCACTGCCTGCACGAAGGCTCTCATTGACGAACTCCAAATTTGGGAGATTAGCTCTTATGCATTGCTACTTCTGTGAACCTATCCAAGCGCGCGCCGAGGCGATCTATCGCCTGGGTCAGGCGATCTTCGATCTCGCGCATGACCTCGCGATGGATGTATTCGCGCGCGACTTGCTCGCGGTACAGGCTGAAGGAGGCAGATAGAATTGCAAGCTTTTCGGTCGCTTCGTGAGCATCCTTTTTGGCCTGCTCTGCCGTTTCGTGCGCCTTCGTGATGCGATCAGAATAGCGCGTCCAAAAAGTAATGATGGAGATCACAGAGCCAATCGCAATAGCTATCGCACTCCAGGTGACTGCATCATTCATCGTCGCGTCTGGGCAGAATAGCTCCGCCGCACTCCTTCGAACCAAGACGCCGACGAATTTAGCCGCGAGCGGACTTCAATGCTGTCGCTAACGGTCAGGAGCAGCATCGCGTTCGGATCTTTTCCCCGACATCCTTCGACCTTGAACCAAGGAAAATGGCAGGCGGAATCGAGCTGCGGCACTGGAGGCTGGCGGAGCAGCCGCGCCGGTGCCGGCGGCAGGCTCCGCTCCAGCGGGACGTGAGCCGCGCACCCCGTCACCAGCATCAGGATCAAAGCCGCAGGCAGGATTCGCCCGAAGGAGCGCGATGAAATCGATGTCTTTCTGGTGCTGATCATTTGCGGTGCTTTCGATGAGGTCTGCTCGAGCG